AGGTAAATCTAATACACGTTTTAAAGAATTTACAATAACCAATAAAAAACAAAAGAAAAATGGAAACTAAAAACAACTCAGGCGCAATCTTTAAAAACAACAAGACAAAAGAAACGCAACCCGATTATCGTGGTAAGGTAAAAGTAAACAATGTAGAAATGGAAATATCTTTATGGTTTAAAGAAAGTCAAAGCGGCAAAAAGTATTTCAGCGCATCATTCCAAGAACCATTTAAAAAAGAGAATGAGACAAAGACTTACTCGAACGAAACAAAGTACAGTCCTAAAATAGAAGATGATGGGCTACCATTTTAGTCTATTCAATACAAAAAAGTAAAAATAAAAAGAATTAAATCAATCTATTATGAAAACACAGGAACAAAAAACAGAAAAAGTATTATCAATTAACGAACGATTAATTGCTATTCAATCAGAATTAAAAGTCCCAAAAGGTAATTATAATTCATTTGGCAAGTATAAGTATAGAAGTGCTGAAGATATTTTAGAAGCCTTAAAACCACTTTTAAATAAATATCAATTAAGGCTTTCATTAACAGATGATATTTACTTTACTGACCATAAAATATTCATAAAGTCAACAGCATCTGTTTTTTTAAATAATGAATTTATTGCTGTAAATGGATTTGCAGAAATGAGCGAACATAAAGGAATGAGTAGTGAACAATGTACTGGCACAGCTTCAAGTTACGCTCGTAAATATGCTTTAAATGGTTTATTCTTAATTGATGAAACAGAAAGCGATGCTGACCATGATAATAAAAAAGAGGTAGCCCGTAAACCTGTTTTAAATGCAGATACAGAGGCTTTCGGCAAAGCTGTTGAGTATTTAATGAAAGGTGGCTCAATAGATGCTATAAAGGCAAAATATGAAGTTAGTCAAGAAGTTGAAACTAAACTAATAAAATCAATTTAAAAAGGTTACAATTTGTAACCAGTTCAAAAAAAAATAAATTAAAAATAAATTATGGAAAGCACAATTGAAATATATTCACCTGAATGGTTTATAAATCGTCAGGGCAACTTCACAGGAAGTGAGATTTGGAAGTTAATGACTGAAGCACGTTCTAAAAAGGACGTGCTATCAAAAACAGCTGAAACTTATATTCTTGAAAAGGTTTGGGAAAAGTTAAGCGGGGAAGTTAAACAAGGCATTAATAACTTTGCAACTGAATGGGGAAATGATAATGAACCTATTGCTAAGAAATTTTACACATCGGTAACTGGCAATGAACTTAAAGATAGCTTAATGCTTTACTCAAACGAAATAAATGGATTAACAGGCAGTCCTGATGGCTTAGTAGGTGAAGATGGTTTAATTGAAATAAAATGTCCTTTTAATGGTGCAAATCATTTAAAACATTGCTTTATTACCAATGATGAAACTTTCTTAAGTGAACAGCCTGAATACTATTACCAAATGCAATGTTACATGTTATTATCAGGCAGAAAGTGGTGTGATTTTGTTTCTTTCGACCCTCGTATTATTTCAGACTTAGGATTGTTTATTTACAGAGTAAATGCTAATGAAGAAGTAATTGAAAAGATGACTGAGAAAGTAAAATTAGCAAGGGATTTATTTAATCAATATTTTGAATCTTTTAATGGAAAGAAAGGTTAAAAATAAAAAGTGCAAGGAGTGCGGTGGAAACTTCACTCCTTTTAAAACCACTCAAGTTGTTTGCGGTGCTAAATGTGCAGCTAAATTAGCAGAAACTAAGGTATGGAAGGAAAAGAAAAAAGTAATGATTGAAAACACCCGTACTCGTACAGAATGGCTTAGTTTACTTCAAATAGTGTTTAATAAGTATATTCGATTAAGAGATGCTAATAAACCATGTATTTCATGTGAAAGACCATTAACAAGTAAATTTGATGCTGGACATTTTCTTAGTGTTGGCAGTTACCCAAACTTAAGGTTTAATGAAGATAATTGTCATGGGCAATGTGTTTACTGTAATCAACATCAGCATGGCAATCAAATTGAATACGGTTTAAGATTACCTTTAAGAATAAGTCAGGATGCTTACAATAGACTAATGAATAAAAGAGGGGATGCACTTAAACTAACATTAGATGAAATCAAAGAATTAATTAAAATTTACAAATTAAAAATTAAAGAACATGGAAAATTATAAAGACGGAGACAAAATAAGAATATGGTTAGAAGATAACATGGAACCCGAAGGTGGCACATGGATTTATGGTAAAATAGAAGAAATAAAAATAATTAAAAAAATATTTGTTCAGGATGGATTTAAACTTGATCCTGAAAATGAAATTGAAAGTTTTGTAGGCTATAAAATAGAAAAATTATAATTATGGAAAAATCACTAACAACTGAACAGGCAAAAGTAGAATTTGAATCACATCTTCTAATTGGTTTATTCAAATCAACAGTTGAGCAATCAACACAATTAACTGGTAAATTCAAACATAAAATGAAAGCTGATTTTAATCTATGGCAAAAACAAGGCTTTAAAATAGTTGAAGAACTTGAAAAAAGAAATATAACAGATGTAGAGTACTTAGATAAAATTGGCGATATTTATCATACTATGAACTCAACAATGAGAGAAGAATTTTACAAAGGTTTGTAAAATTAAAATAAAAAAAATAATAAAAATGGAAAATATAAAAGACTATAAACCAAAATTGTTTAATGATCATTTTCAAAATTATAAACCTTATAATATACCTAAAGCACAATTAATAATTGCTGATATTCCTTATAATATTGGAAAAGATGCTTATGGTTCAAATCCTTCATGGTATGTTAATGGAGATAATAAAAACGGAGAAAGTGAATTAGCTGGTAAGGAATTTTTTGATACAGACAAAGATTTTCGTATAAGTGAATTTTTACATTTTTGCTCAACTATGTTAATGAAAGAACCAAAAGAAACAGGAAAAGCACCTTGCATGATAGTTTTTTGTGCTTTTGAGCAACAATTTGAATTAATTGAAAAGGCTAAAAAATATGGTTTAAATAATTACATAAATTTAGTATTTAGAAAAAACTTTTCTGCACAAGTATTAAAAGCTAATATGCGTTTAGTTGGAAATTGTGAATATGCTATTTTATTATATAGAGATAAATTACCAAAATTTAATAATCATGGTAAAATGATATTTAATTGTTTTGATTGGATAAGAGATAATCAAACACCAAAAATACATCCAACTCAAAAACCTGTAGCGGTATTAAAACAATTAATACAAATTTTTACAGATGAAGGCGATGTTGTTATTGACCCATGCGCTGGCAGTGGATCAACTTTATTAGCAGCTGCACAATTAAATAGAAGATCTTTTGGTTTTGAAATTAAAAAGAATTTTTATAAAGATGCGCAGAAAAAAATATTAAATTCAATACAAAAACAATTATTATAATGTTGCACAATTAAAATTAATTTAGTATATTTGCACTATCGGAGTAACGACCGATTTTAAAAATAGAGTAACATTAAAACATTTAGACCTCTAAGTGTTAGGGCAAAGAGTTACTCCTTTGCGGTTTCGTGAACCAACCTAACATTTAGGGGTTTTTTAATTTAATAAAACAATGATAACAGAAAAACAATTTTTAGATGCAATTGATATTGTTAAAAAATATCAGGAACAAATAAATTCAATAATTGATAATACTATAATAAAAAAAGAATTAAAAACTGATATTATAGAATGGTGTAAAAAAAATAATGTTTCACAAAGATTGTATAAAGCAATTAAATACAATTATGATTTTGGAAGATTAAGATATGTTGAGGATATAAAAAACAGAAGTCAACTTATGATTATGAGAAATATTGGTAAAAGAAGTGTTGATGAGTTTTTTGATTTAATAAATAATAATATATGAAAGATACATATTATTTTTCTCATGACTATAATTCCAGACAAGACGAAAAAATTAAACGTTTAATTATGAAACATGGATTACTAGGTTATGGAATATTCTGGGCAATAGTTGAAGACCTTTACAATAATGCGAACGCATTGCAAATGGATTACGAACGCATTGCATTTGAATTACGAGTGGATGAATCAATAATTAAAAGTATTATTAATGATTTTAAATTATTTGTATTTAATGAAGATACCTTTGGAAGTTTATCAGTAGAAAAAAGATTAAACCATCGTAATGAAAAAAGTAATAAAGCAAGAAATTCAGCTAATAAAAGATGGGAAAAAACTAATAATGATGCGAACGCATTGCAAACGCAATCCGATAGCAATGCTATAAAGGAAATAAAAGGAAAGGAAATAAAATCAAAGGAAATTAAAATAAAAGAAAATAAAATAAATATAAAAGAATTTGTTTTTCTTTCTGAATCTGAACTTAATAAATTAAATGAAGATTTTGCACCTCATGAAGTAGAATGGTTGCTAAATAAGTTAAATGACTATAAAGCAAGTACAGGAAAAAAATATAAATCAGATTATGCTGCAATAAATATGTGGGTTAAAGATGCATTTAAAAAAGCAAAAGTTGATTTTGTAAAAGATAATAATACATTTAGCACTCGAATGCAAATAATACAAAATGAAATTAATAACACAGACTGGGAAAATTTATGACTAACATTACAACAACTGGCTTCAATAACTTAGAGTTAATAGCCTTAAATAAATTACAGCCTTCACAAAAATTTTATGTTGAAGCTAAGAATGAACAAAAGTTAGTTAATATTGAACGTGGAGAAGC